CACTGACCAAACTGGTTAGTAATAAATGAGATTCATCAAGCGTTAAACGCTGTTCTATGTTGATTTTCAAAGGTGATACACTTATTACATTACCGAACACAACAGAAGCTGGATTTGAAGCTTTTACAGCGTCAAGTGCAGCACGTTTGATTGTTTCGATTAAGTTAGGCATTGAACACACCACCCATCAATGTAAGATTCATTATGTGTTCATCATCACTGAATGTGTGAGATACTTTATCAACCACCATATAATTCTGAACAGCAACATCACCTAAAAGTAATTTAACTGGAATTGATGATCCAGCACGAACCCTGACATCACCAAAAGCATTGGATATTGTCAACGATCGATTCTTGTTATTGTACAATCTAAGAAGTGCATCCGCTTTTGCTTTACCATTGACCTTATCATCAATGGATTCAAAGTACTGAAGTACACCCCAGTTGTTAATATTTGCACTGTCTTGTGCAATGTAAATGTCACGCTTGCCTGTTTCTTCATTATTATATGATAGCTTTATTCGGTTGAAAGTTTCACCATCAATGGTTGAAGAATATTTAAAATTTTCAGCTGCTTCTTCATCAACTAACAAGTTCAGCTTCATAGATTCAATGTTCTTCAATGTGATTTTCCCAAAGTTATCATAAAGCACATACATTTTATTTTTACCCTGAAGTGTTAAGTCCAGTGCAGTTTGAATCATTTCCATCAGGCTTTTGTTATCCTCAATCCTAGAAGGTATTTTGAAAACTGTATCTTCCAATATACCTATCTGAAGATTAAAGTCAGCAGCTATCATTTGGATCAACTCATTTGCTGTCTTATCCTTATAGACATAAGTGTCTTTGTTCTTCAGGTATCGCAACTGGTCATAAGCTGTGACGTTTATGACTTGCTCTTTATCACGTTCTTTCTTGAACACAAAGCCATAAAAAACTTTTGTGTCATCTACTTTAAACATGACAGCGTTTCCTTCTTGGAAGTCAATCACACCATCATTAAGAACAGAAAAGGTCAGCTTTCCAGGTTGACCTTTTCTTTCTGTATCCCACTTCACTTCACCCTTAACAATAGGCTTATATATCGTACTTCCGTTTTGAATTAGAAGTTCTATCAAGTTACCACCGCCTGACTAGGCATGATTAACACTTGCCCTGTGAATATCAGATTTGGATTCTTGATTTTGTCCTTATTCAAATTAAATATTTCAGTGTATCTTCCACCATCACCAAGGTTTTTCTTGGCAATGTTCCAAAGCGTATCACCTGCTTTGACGGTGTATGTTTTAATCACTGGTGCTGATACAGCAGATCGTTGAGTTTTTACACTTGCAACTGATGGACTTGATGCTTTCTTTTCAATGTTTACAAACTTAGTTCCGTAGTCTTTATACTGCTTTAACTGTATGGAAACCATTACTGATTGACCTTCTGAAGCATCTTCGTCCACCTTATAGTCTTCGATTGATACCTTTAAATTGGTGTCAAACAAAAGTTTTCCTGAAGGTGATGTTCTTGAACAGATAAATTGAAAAGGTTTCTTATTCAGCTTTAACTTTTCAATCTGATCCAGGTAATAAGCAGCATCTTTGAAACCATTTGGATAATACCCAAAAGGGTACTTAACATATGGAATCATTGCACTGAAGCTTATTTCAGTCAGTCCTGCTGACTTAAGAATATTAACTTCACCATCATTAATTAAATTGATGGTGTCGTTTTGATTCTTTATCTTCGTTTGTATTTTGGAAGGTGTCACTGGTAATGCAACACCATCAAGATATATAATGTATGCCATTATTCATGTACCCCCATTATTCGTGAACACCTTCTGAAGCGATTACCATTGTTTCATAAAGTTTTTCTTCCAAGTATGTGACCACACCATCAAGATCCATGTTTGAAGCAATACTTGCACTTACAGGCATATCAATTTTAATTTCTGCTGTTGTGAATCGGTTGATGACTTCTTGTTCAGCAAGGTCACGAAGATATTTCAATTCTTCAGCACTCATGTCCATTGAATCGGACATCTTGTCAGTGTTATCTTCAATGTTTGCCAATGATTCAATCTGCACCGCATCTGTTTCATTTTTTCGTACAGCAGCATATTGAGCATAATCAATTACAGTATTTCTTGTTGCAGTTGCAGTGATGGCATCTGATTGCATCTGAATAAGTTGTGCATCCCTGTCGGCCATTCCAGCTTCAATTTCACTTTTATAAGCTTCAAGTACCGCACCCCTTGCTTGCTTTTCAGCTTCATTTCTAAGCGCTGCATCCGTTCCAAAAGATACGCTATTGATTGTTTCGATAGAAACCCCAGGTATCTTATTAAGAACCCCAATAAAGCCATTAATGATGTCAATTGCACCGTTTACCATGTCTTGAAGTATTACCAATACACCTGTGCGCATATCACCAATGAAGTTTGTTATTCCATTACCAGCTGCCATCATTCCAAACTTCAATTTATCCCACAAATCAAGGATGTAATAAATCCCTGCAAAGAATCCGATCTTAACCCAATCCCAAGCGGTCATAATAGCATTCATTACAATCAACCATGCTATTTTTAATCCACCAACCGATTGAACCCACTTATAAATCCAACCGATCAAAATACCAATTGCTAAAGCGATCAATCCAATAGGATTAGCCATTATAGCAGCATTTAACCCCATCTGTGCAATAGTCTGTGCAAAAGTTACCACTTTCATAATACCCAAAGCAACTGTATAAGCAGCGACCGCGGCAGCCAATCCCCAAAATATCGGTTCAATGGTTGACCAATTGTCATAAATAAATTGTGCACCTTTTCCGATCATTTGGATCACCGGTTCAAAGGTCTGAAGTAATTTATTTCCAATAACAGTTGCCACTTGGCCAAATGTCATTGGCATTTCAGCAAATTTTGCATTTGTTTCATCAGCAGCCGAAAACATAGCATTCTTCACAATATCGGCTGTAATTTCCCCTTCAGCTGCCATATTTCTAATCTGACCTATTGGAACATCAAGATAATCAGCAATAGCTTGTATGATAGTAGGTGCTTGTTCAAACACGCTATTCAATTCTTCACCACGTAAGACACCTGATGCCATTGCTTGTGTAAGTTGTAGCATTGCAGCATCAACACCAGCTGCTGACGTTCCAGCTATCGTGAACTGTTTATTAATCTGTTCTGTGAATGATATAAGTTCATCATTACTACTGAACGCATCTTTGGCCATGATTCCCATCTTGGAAATTGCATCAGCAGTTGTCTGATAAGAAGCCCTTGACCTCTGTGCTGATTGGAATATTCTGTCTTGAAGTTCATCTGTTGTTTGAAGCCCATCATTCATCAGGTTAAGTCTTGCACTTGTGGATGTCATTGCATCAGATATATCAAGAACTTTTTGGACACCAAATGCAGCACCGAATGTTGTGGCCAAGCCTTTAAGTTTACTCATCATTGCACCAGCGGCATCTTGACCGCCTTTGACACTTTTGTTGAACTTATCTTGTGCCTGTCTTGCCTGTTCTATTTCTTGTTCAATGCCATTAAAAGCGATTTCAGCCTTGTTTAACTCTGCTCTTGCAGCTTGAATGCTGTTTGTGTCAATGGCATGCCCTGAAGCGCTCTGAACCGCTTCAAAACTATTCAAAACCATGTTCATTGCTTTGTTCATGCTCCTGAATGCTGGTGACATTCCATCAGTTACCTGAATAGCTGCCCTTATTGTAGCCATGTTTTCACCTGCCTTTATATCAGGATGGTTTTAATCACCCTGTTATTTTCTTGATTTTTTAACTTGTTTCTCACGTTTAATATCTTCTTCCATCTTGATCTGAATTGCAGCCACTATGAAAGCACGTTCATTCTTTTCAAGCTGAAAGAACTGTGATGGTATCATGTGAAGTTTGTGAAGACAATAATAAGCAATGTTTGCTTCAAAATCACCTTCACTTATTAGTTTTTTGCTTCTTCTACCGATTCATCAAACGTCACTTCAAAACCGTTAACTTCTTGAACCTTTGTGAGATAATCCGCATACTCACCAGGCATTAACATTGTTTTCAGAAGCGAATCCGATCCCATGACACCATATGAATTTTGAAGTTCAGCATCATCCAAGTTTGGATGTACTGTACACATTGCAGCTAACTTTCCAAGGTAAAGGTTATAATCTGTTTCTTGTGTGAATTGATTTCTTTTACCTGGAATTTGAACACGTTTCGTGCATAATTTTCTTAATTGTTCATCTTCTGTTGATGTGATGCAACGAATTTCCCAAGGCATTGCTTTGCCTTTTTCATCAACGAACCTCTTTGAAACTACATGCTTGATATTTTCAACCTTAATTGCATTTTGCGATAAGAATCCTGATAATGTACCCATTTGTACCATCCTTCCTTAAGTAAGAAAAATCACTGAAGCCGATTAAGGCCTCAGTGTCTGATTATTGCATTCCAGCTAAATCATTAAAATGCTCTGCAATTTCGAAGTCCTCAAAAGTGAAGTCTATTGATTCGTCCAAGTATTCAGCATCCGCATCAAATTTTGTAAGGACACCACCATCAAGGTTGCAATCCTTAAGAATTACCGTCTGTCTGCCAACAGCAGAAGAAGGATCCTCATTTGTGACTTGGATGTCAAAATAAACATCCTCACCAGTGTCTTTGTATCGCTTTAAAAGCTTTCTAAAGATGCTAGTGTTGTAATGGAAGGTTGCATTGCCAGTTCCCTTCCAACCTGTTGATTTGTTACCCTTGCCTGTTTTGCCAAGGATTGGAATTTCTGATTTCGACTTTTCAAAGTTCGCTTCCAAGTTAATGGCTTGCATGAACTCATAACGATTACCTTCGATTGTAACGAAGCATTTCGCAAGGGATGCACTGACTGCATCCTTAGCATTCATAATATTACTCATTTATTCTGCACCCCTTCCTTAGTTTATCACTACTACCATGTACAGTTGCGTCATTGAATTAATAGGTGTCACCACATCATTTACCACAACAGCTTTCTTTGTAGCACCAGCTGCAACGGATACATCATCAGGTTTGAAGTTCTCAATTGCTCTGATGGATTGCATTTCTTGGTGATGTCTTACAATGTCATTCCACAAGCTGATTCTTCCATCCGCATCATTTGGAACATTGCCCAAATACTTGGTATTGAATAAAGCAGCAATATCATTTGCAATCTGATCAAGGATCCTGACTGTTTGATTGCTACTAAAGTCTTTTGACTTTTCAGTTGTGAATGATGTGAATGTATTGATATCTTCAAGAACACGTACTGTGTCACCAACCTTATGGAAGATGAACTTACCAGCAATAAGTGCTGCTTCAAGTTCGGATTGCTTGAACGCTGTGTTAATAGTGAACTCACCATCATAAACTTTGTTTGTAAGGCTTTTATTCACTGCACAACCAGCAAGTGCACCGACTGTCCAATAAATCAATGATGTGGCAACTGCACCTGCATCAGTGACAGCATTCTCAACGCTGATGACACCTTCATGATTCGCTGATGTGGTTCTGTAAACAACCGCTTGGAACTTGACACCCATTTCATCCCTTAATCGCTTCGTGAATTGAACCACTAAATCGATAATACCAGCAGTTGTTGATAAGATACCTATAACAT